GTTTTTGTATTTCATCTGTATAATAGTTTATTAGTTTCTCGTTTGTGTTTTCGTATGCTCTTTGTAGTTCGCCTTTAAAGTAGGCATAGCTTTTTATTAGTGTGGTCTTACGTATCATAATTTAAAGCATCTAATATAATCATTTCTTCTTTAACCTCTTGTAGCATTTCTAATGCATCTTCATAACCCCCTAGCTTGATGACTAGTTGTATCATTTCTATATCGCTTATAAATCCCTTCATAGCGTACCTCTTAATGTGTAACTGTCTAGGTCTGCATCTTCTATAAAGAACATCCTGTATCTATCTATGGCTTCTAGTGTCTTACGTTCTCCTTCTAAATAAAAGTCCTCTGATACATCGTATATCGCTATGTCAAGCGTACCCTTGTCTAAAGCTATAAACGTAAACTCTGTGTAAGGTATGTTGAATAGTTGACAGTATATGTACACTTGTATGTCATAACCGTATTTTTTAGCTGAATAGGGGAATGAACGTATATCAACACAGCTTTTTAAATCAACGATACCTTGCTTACCCAATACATCTGCTTTAGCCCTAAATGGCATCATATCAATAGTACCAACAGCAGGCACTTCAAATTCACAATCTGTAATATATTTTAATGCTTGTTCGTTTTTTAGAAACGCATCAGCTAACCTTTCTGCATCAGACTTCTCTTTCATAGTAAACACTTTACCGTGTTCTGCTAATGCTTCTTTATATTTCTTGGTGTTCTTTGACTGCACATCTACAAATATCTGTGAGTTAAATACATCAGGCTCTAATATACTTGTGTGGAATAACCACCCATCTCTTAATGCCTGACTTGATGCTTGACCGTATTTTGTAACGTAATGATACTTTTTAGGACTAGACTGCAATAACTTAATACTACTACTGCTTAATGCGTGTTTACCTAAATGCCCATAGTAAAAGTCATCGTTATCCATTTTAGATAGCAACTCTTGCTTATCCCATTTCTCTCCGTTTAGTAATGTAATCATAATTTCTCTGTTTGTTTCTATAATGTTTTCTCTTGTAGTTTCTCGTATAGTTCTTTGTAATCGTCTGCTAGTTCTTTTGCTTTGTCTCTCTTTTCTCTTAATCTGTTTATAATTGCGTTAGCTTCTTTTATTTGCATCTCACAAGCTGTCGCATATATATAGGAGTTTGTTAGGTACTCCGTAACGTGCTTCAGTTCTTTGTTGTCAGGGCTTTTTTCTAACCACTTCTGTACGATGTGTGAAGCTGCTGTAAAATCGCCTTGAAATTTAAGTTTTAGAAGTTCTCTGTTCATCTCTATATACTTTAGCACATATAGCCAATCTTTGGTCTATGTTCTTATACTCCTTAATCATTACAGGGTCTACCATACATCTTTTTATGAAATCCTTACTTTTCTCGTTCTTCTTTGGTGTCGGTATCGGCATCTTTTATATTATTTACTACTTGTTCTAATATCATATACAGCTTTACTACGTGCTGTTCTAGTTCTTGTATCCTTGCGGATTGACTTGCTCTTTTCTTATTCATTCTTTTCGTCTAGATAATCGTTTGCATCCATATAAAGCGGATGGTTCTCATCCATAGCAATATTATATGTAGTTCTTACCCCTACACCCCTAAAATAGTCTATGCGCTGCTCCCAACTCATAGCGATAAAATCCTTATTATTCATATATGTTTGTTATTATAGCTTGTTTCTCTTGTAACAAATATACACTTTTATTTTGTTTATTGGTGTTCCACATTGTAGTTTTTGGGCAATACAGTTCTTCAGGCTTTAAACCCTTTAAGTCATTTAGCCAAAACATATAGTTTCCTTTAGGGTCATTTACAAAGTAAAACTTATGTATATCGCTGTCCATCTTCATAAGGTTGTTATACTTACCGACTTCTAGTATTTTAGTTTCATAATACTTATCTCTAAACTTCATTTCAATAACACACTTCAATCCTTTTGGAGTTATTCCCTGTGCATCGTATGGCAGCATAGTATCGCCTGTATGTACTAATCTCCAACCATCTAGATTAAGAGCTATTACTAGGGCTTTTTCAAAATTATTTATTGTCTCTAGCTTCATATATCCTTGTTATTTGTGCTATCCATTCCTTTATGCGTTTTGGGCTGCACGTACAAGGCTCGTGGTAACGGTGTGCAAATAAATCAGCGTGCATCTCACATACAAATTTATATTGCTCGTTTGTTAGTTTGTTTCCAAGTGTAGCAAGAAACACCTGCCATTGCGCCATTTGATGTTGGCTCATTTTTCCTTTTGGCATATTATAGTTCTATATCGTTCCACTTATTTCTACGGTCATCACAACCACAGTCAGGATATATTTTTTTCCACACATATCTTATTCCTGTGTACTTGGTTATGTAATATACTAAATCTCCTAATCCCATAATGTATTTATATTATTTAACTGTGTATTTTTTATTTCGTATGTAGGTGCTTTTAATTTAAAAGTGCTTCCGTCAGTTCTTTCCCTTACAGTACCTTCTTCAAATATATCAGCACGTTTTAAAAGCTGCTCTTTAGTAACCCAACCACATACTGTTAAATCATAATTTATTTTATTTAATGAGCAAAATATATAAGCATCACAATTAAAATGCTTTTGATAAGCTATAAAATTATTCACATAATAAGGTTTTGGATAAACTTTTCTGCCCATAGTTTTTACATCTATTCTTTTGCCTTTGTAAATAAAATCAAATCCACCATCAAAATTACTTTGTAACTTATAATCAATGCCTAAATGTTTTTTTATAATTACCTCACCTAACAATCCTACATATTGTTCTGTTTTATTACCATTAGCTTTATACCTATGCCCTATATTGTTGTGCTGAACAAAATCCCAAACATCTAGTTTTATATCGTTAGGCACTTTTAATATCATAACTTATCTTTTATCTTGCGTTTGACTTTCTGATAGGTATTGTAAAGGCTTCTATACTCTATGTTGGTTTCCCTAGATAGTGCAGATATATTGTTAGTGTCCTGTACAAGTTCAAATACCTTTTTGTCGTACCAATGCATCTCGTTTAGTGCTTCATTGACCTTATCAAAGGCTTCTTCGAATATCTTTTCATCTTCAAGTTCTACCTTTGTCTTTTCTTCTATTAAGTAGTTTATGTAATCGTCTGTTAGGTCTACAACTTGTGTACGCTTCTCCTTACGACATAAATCTAAAAACATACTGCGAAGCACCTTATAAATGTAAAAGTCGTTTATATCGTCTTTATACGAGATATCTATTCCGTTCTGTATAAGTACTAGGAGTTTAAGGTACATCTCTTGTACCAAGTCCTCGCTAGTGTCAGGATTGCACCCCCAACTTCGGCAGTAGCTTATCCATTTATTGTGTTTGCTTGTTAGTATGTCGGTTATCAATGTGGTTGTTTATTGGTTAATATACTCTTTCATTTTGTAATATACTGTAAGTTCTTCGTCTTTATTTATATCTCGCAAAGTATATAGTACTCTAAACTTTGCATCATCGTGAATTATTTCTATTGTGTAACAGTTTGGATGTGTAGAATGGTTTATAAAACCACCTAATGGTGTTCTTATCCAATCACGCCAAAGGTCTATATGTGTAACACCTAGTTCTGTTCTTGCCTTAATATCATTGGTAGCAAATAAACCTAGACCATCTATACCTGACTTTTTAATAGTAAGGCTTTTTGGTAAAGGTCTGTATGTATTGTTAAAATTCACAGTAATTCTATTTGCTCACGTTTTGGATATTCTATTGGGTTCTTACCTTCTACGTTAAAGCCTACGTTGTTCTTTACGCTTTCTAGTCTTATAGGGTCTTCTAAAGGTGTGCATTTGCCTCCTGTGTCAATGTCTTTACATTTCTTAACGTGAATGTGTGAGTACATCCAATCACTAGGGCTGTACAAGTACCTGTGTATCGTAAAAAAATTATCACAACGGTTCACGAACATCCCCCCAAATTCTATTGATGCTGCACTAGGTGGTATAGGATGCCCTTCATAGTAATGCCCTTTAGGGTGTTTCTGTCGTAATGCTTCTGTTGCAGCGTGGGCGCATATATAGGTTGAAATCTCATTGTCTTTGCAAAAAATCCTAACGTCTGATAATGCTTCATAATTATATTCATATGAAGATGAGCCTTTTAGTTTCTCTTTATCTTTTGCTAAACTATTCCAAGGGTCAATAATAAACCCTTGATAATCCCAAGCCTTTTTAACGTACTGTGCTAAATCTAGTAGTGATTTGTAAGTGTATATTTTAGAAGCATCTACAAACTTAAAATGCTCGTCAATCCACTTTATACGTTCTTTGTAAACGCTTTCTTCTATCTTATTAAAAACTTGACCTTCTAAAAACTCTAATATCTTACGATAAAGAGTATAACATTCGTTTTCACTACTAAACACTAACCACTTTATATCGTGTTTAATTGAATATAGTGTCATCAAGTAAAGTAGTACTGATGTTTTACCTACGTTTGCGTGTCCTAGTACAATATTTAGACTAGAATATTTAAAACGCATATGGTTATCAAGTCGGGGAATACCGAGTTTAAGACCTGTTTTTAAAGTCCCTGCTCGATATTCATCCAACTTCTTTAATTGTTTATCTAGCTGTATAAGCATTAGAAAGGCAAATCAGTTTCTCTGTCAGGAGAATGTTGTGCTGTTGTTACTTCTTTTGACTTCTGTACTTCATAAGTGTT